AGTTCACACTCAAGAAAATCTTAATGCAAGTAATTCTAACTCTTCGTCTTTTGATGTATTCCAAGATAGTTCAGCTATTTCTAATCTGACAAATGTTTCACGAAATGCTAGTGAATATATGTCTAGTGTTCAAGTTTCTCAAATAACAGATTTTAATTACACAATGGAACATACGAGTGGTTCAAACAACACAGGTATTGGAACGCCAACAAATGATGTTAGTGGTAGTTATACTAGAACTACACGAGCAAAATTTGGAAATCGGTCTTTATATGGAATGGATAGTATAAATCCTATGTTTAAATGGACAGACAGTTCAGGATATACAGGCGACTTTACTTTTCAAGTTTGGTTTCACACAAATGGCATATCAGATAATAGTTATTATCCAGGTTGGCTTTTAAATTTTGGAACATCAGCAAATCAAATTAGTTCTTACAAATGGCGAAGTGGTTTTGGAAGTGGTTATTGGGTACTTTATAGAGATGGTGGTAATAATGCTTTTGCTAATAATGGTAGCAGTTCTTGGTTTCATCACGCAGTAGCAAGACAAGGAAACACTATGTCAATATGGAGTGATGGAACTCGTCAGCATACTTGGACACAAAACGCAAGTTCAGAACCTTTAAAAGAAATTATTTTAGGTGGAACAAATGGTGCAATTCATCACAGCGATACTAATATAATTTCTAAATTTTATTATGACGGATTTGTTTTTGACAGAGGGATTAGAAGTGGATTTGAACCATCAAATTCAACTATATCACTACCAACTTCACAACCATCAAATATTACAGTAGACAATACTTCTGCAACTGGCTCATTTACTGGCAACAATATTACAGCTTCATCAACAAACAAAATGGGTGCAGTAATTACTTATCAAGACAATGCAGGAACAAACGCATTAAACACAGATATAGTTTTACAATTATCAGCAGATGGTGGCAGTAATTTCTCAACTGCTACAATGACAGCTTTACCAGATTTTGCTACTGGCATTAAAATGGCTAAAGTTAATGACTTAGCTGTTACAGCAGGAACAAGTTTAAAATATAAAATATCTTTTGCTAATCAAGCATCTGGTTCTAAAGAAGCTAGAATAAGAGGTGTTTCACTTCAATACTAATGGCTAGAAAAAAGATAACACCAAAAGAGTATAGCGAAGTCGCTACTGGTGTAAGACTTTCAAGCCACGAGAAACTTTGTGCTGAACGAATGAATAACATTCTAAAAAGCATAGAAGAAATGAGAAAAGAAATTAAATCTTTAAGACAAGATGTTTCTATGGGTAAGGGTGGACTTAAAGTTATCCTTGCTATTGGAACATTAATTGTTGGAATTATAGGTTTCTTTCAGTTTAAATGAAATATCTATTAGTGCTGTATATGTGCAGCATGAATACTGGACAATGTCCTTCTCATACATACGCAGGTTATCAATTTAATAATCATTACGATTGCGTCATGAATGGATATGCAGTTGCTCAAACTACATTTAAACAATTAGAAAAAAATTTAGAATGGGACAAAGAATATGTTAACGAAAACAAAATAGTTATTAAATTCGAATGTCGTGCAATTAAAGTGGAGAATATATAATGGGATTACCAATATTAAAATTATTAACGTTTGGTGTTAAGACAGCAGCAAACATTTATCAAACAAAAAAAGAAACAAAGCAGCTCGAAGCAGTAGCAGAGAGAAACCATGTAGAAAGGATGGTCAAAGGTGAAGTCGAATATAAGAAAGCTATTATCGCTAGTAATGATAATGGTTGGAAAGATGAATTCGTCTTGGTTCTTATATCCATTCCTATTATTCTATTGGCTTACTCTGTTTTCTCTGACGACCCTAACATACGTGCTAAACTAGATATTTTCTTTGAATATTTCTCTAATATGCCTTTTTGGTATCAGGGATTATTTATAGGAGTAGTTGGCTCAATTTATGGTCTTAAAGGTGTTGACTTAATGAAAAGGAAATAATGAAAATTTCAGAAAACACATCAGTTGCTATGCCAATTAAAAATATGATTGGTATTGTTATAGCAGTAGCAATGGGTGTATTTGGATATACAGAAGTTACAGCAAGATTAACAAGTTTAGAAACTTCAAGAGAACTATTTGAAAACGATTTGTTAAAAAAATCTGAGCAAGTTCCTACGGACCAGGAACAACATTTTTTAATTGAGGATTTGTACAAATCTGTAGAAAAAATGGAAGAGACTCAAGAGATGAACATGACAAACAAAGTCAACATAGAATTTTTAAGAGAACAGTTAGATAAAGCATTAGCTGATATAGAAGAATTAAAAGATAAAGTAAGAAGAAACGGTAACGGAGGACATTAATGACAGAGTTGGTAATAGCTTTACTTATGATAGTAAACGGAGAGATTAATGAAGCTAGAATACAAACGTCAATGTCAGAATGTTTAAAAGGAAAAAGAATTGCTATGCGTAGTAATACAGGAAATAATATTCAGTACCAGTGCATAAAGTCAATGGCTGAACTTGAGTCAAATATTGACGGCAGCAAATCAATTAAAAAATTAATTTTAGAATAAGGAGAACAAATGATAATATACGGAGAAACACCATCAGAATGGAAAAACCATTTTGTATCATGGGTTAAAGATAACAAAAGAAAAGTTATAGCTTTTGTTGTTTGGTCAATAATATTACTAGCAATCTAATGTCTGACAAGCCAAATTCGTTTGAAGCAAAAACTAAAATTTTACCAAAACTTTTAGTAGACAAAGCATACGAGATGTTAACTAGTGGAGAAAAGTTAACAGCTAGTGAATTAAAGGTTTGTTTAGATACTTGCAAAACTTATGGAGTAGAAGTAGATGAACAACCTAAGAATAGTATCACAGACGATTTACCATTTGACGAAAACTAACATACGATGGATAGGATTTATTCTAGCTGCAATGTCAGTAGGAATATTATCTAGTACAATATTACGATTACAATGGTTTGGATGGTTTATAGGCGCAATATCTTGCACTATATGGATTATGATATCCTATAAGGACCAGGACAAACCAAGAACTCTTATGGAGTGTATGTATTTAGGTCTATCCGTCTACGCTTGTTATAATTGGTTTAATTATGAATAGAAAAACACCAGAAATAGAGCCAAATGTAAAAAACTTTAAAAATTTTTTATATCTTGCTTGGCAACACTTAAATCTACCCAATCCAACACCTATACAATACGATATAGCAGATTATCTGCAAAATGGTTCTAAACGTATAGTAATAGAAGCTTTTAGAGGAGTAGGTAAATCTTGGATTACATCAGCTTTTGTATGTCATCAACTTTTACTTAACCCTCAAAGAAATATTTTAGTTGTATCTGCTAGTAAAAACAGAGCAGATGACTTTAGTACATTTACACAAAGACTTATAAGTGAAATGCCTTTGTTACATCACTTAAAACCTAGGGATGACCAACGTCATTCTAAAGTTTCTTTTGATGTTGCACCGGCTAGAGCGTCACACGCACCTTCAGTTAAATCTTTAGGTGTTACATCGCAATTGACTGGTTCACGTGCCGATTTAATTATCGCAGATGACGTAGAGTCAGCTAATAACTCTCAAACACAATTAATGAGGGACAGACTTGGTGAGACCGTAAAAGAATTTGACGCTATCATCAAACCTGAAGTAGGACGTATTGTATTCCTAGGTACACCTCAAACAGAAATGAGTTTGTATAATGACTTGGAAGAAAGAGGATTTCAAACAAGAGTATGGACGGCTTTATATCCTACACCAACGCAGCAGATTAATTTAGGTAGTAAACTAGCACCAACAATAACTGAAGCGTTAAAGAAAGATAAAAAGTTAGAAGGTAAACCTACAGACCCACAAAGATTTGATGAAGTAGACTTAATGGAACGTCAAGCTTCTTATGGTCGTAGTGGTTTTGCATTACAGTTTATGTTAGATACAACTCTAAGTGATTTAGAGAAATATCCACTTAAACTAAACGACTTAATTGTCGTATCTGGTTTATCTACGTGGAAGGAAGCACCTGCAAAGATACAATGGGCTTCTTCTACAGACCAAATTAAGAATATAGATAGTGAGCTGCCTAATGTCGGACTTAAAGGTGACTACTACGTAGCGCCTATGTATTTATCTGACGAATATGCACCGTTTGAAGGTTCAGTTATGGCAATTGACCCTGCAGGACGTGGTGCTGATAGAACTGGCTTTGCTGTTGTTAAAATGCTTCATGGTATTTTATATGTAACAGCTTGTGGTGGTTTAATAGGTGGATATAGTGATACTACGTTAGAAGAACTAGCAACAATAGCTAAACATCAAAATGTTAACTATGTCGTATTAGAGTCTAACTTTGGTGACGGAATGGCAACAGCCCTTCTAAAGCCCATAATGGCTCGTATACACCCTTGTTCTATTGAGGAGGTAAGACACTCAAAACAGAAAGAACTACGTATTATAGACACTCTAGAGCCTGTTATGAACCAACATAGACTAGTTGTTAGCCAAGAATTAATTAAGGATGACTTCAAGTTAGACCT